GAATTCGGACGTTATGGAGATCGTTCTATCGGATCTTTCCTTCGTAACATGAGTGCTGAAATTCCTTCTAACTCTGACTTGATTAAATGGTCAGAAGAAGGTCGTCTTCACACTAAGTATATTAACTGTTCAGTAGTTTATGGAGGTGGTAATGATACAGCTACATTGACTATTGCTGATGCAGGTATTACAACTTGTAACTTCCGAGTTGGACAAACTGTATTCCTTTCTTCTAACTCAGCTTCTACATCTGATAAAGCTATCGTAACAGCAGTTAACGTTGGCGCTAACCCATTAGCAGTAACTGTAGCCTACTATGCTGCGGCTGGTGGTACAATCAATGCTGCTAACGTAATTACAGCCTTCGTTTATGGTTCTGAATTCAAAAAAGGAACTAACGGAATGGACGGTTCTTTGGAAGCTGAAACTGAAATCTTTGAGGTTAAACCAGTTATTATTAAAGACAAGTTCGCTATCTCTGGTTCTGACATGGCTCAAATCGGATGGATCGAAGTTGAAGGTGATAACGGAACGGGATACCTTTGGTACTTGAAGTCTAAGCATGAGACTCGTCTACGTTTCGAAGATTACCTTGAAATGATGATGGTTGAGCACGTTGAAACTGATGCTGGTTCTGGAGCTGCTGCTGCACTTGGAAATGTATCTGGATCTCAAGGTTTACTTTCTTCTATCGAAGAGCGTGGTAACGTATGGTCAGGTGGTGTTCCTTCTACATTGAATGATTTCGACACAGTTCTTAATCGTTTGGATAAGCAAGGTGCAATCGCTGAGAATACTATCTTCGCTAACCGTACATTCTCTTTGAATATTGACGATATGTTGGCTGCTCAAAACTCTTATGGAGTTGGTGGTACATCTTATGGTCTATTCGATAACGATGAGCAAATGGCAATCAATCTTGGATTCACAGGATTCCGTAGAGGTGGTTATGATTTCTACAAGTCTGATTGGAAGTACTTGAATGATGCTACTCTTCGTGGAGGTCTAGTAGGTGGTGTTGTTAACGGTGTATTAGTTCCAGCAGGATCAACGAATGTTTATGACCAAGTTCTTGGTAAAAACACAACTCGTCCGTTCTTGCACGTTCGTTACCGTGAGACAGCAAACGAGAATCGTAAGTATAAGACTTGGTTGACTGGTTCAGCAGGTGGAGCTAACACTAGCGATCTTGATGCAATGGAAGTCCACTTCCTTTCTGAAAGAGCGTTGTGTACACTTGGAGCTAACAACTTCTTTATCTTCAAATAAAAACAACCTAGAGAGGGGCATCAGTGTCCCTCTCTATTTTTTCTTATAATTCAAATTAAAATCAAATGAAAACAACAAAAACATTCTTGCTTAAAAGCAAGAAATCACCAGTATCATTTATTCTTCAATCTAGAGATCTTCCTACTAGAAGACTACTACACTTCGATGAAGAGAAAAAGAAAAATCGCAGTCTGCGATATGCAAGTAATCAAACGTCACCATTTCAAGATGAGCAAGATGAGAACTCTATTTTAGAGCCAATTATCTTTGAAGATGGGGTACTTACAGTGCCAGACACAAATCCAGTTCTTTATGAGTTCTTAAGTTTATACCCAAACAGTGAAGATATATTCTACGAATGGAATCCAGCTAAAGATGCTGAGGAAAAACTTAACATGGAGAACTTAATTCTAGACGCTAAAATTGAGGCACGATCATTGAGTCCTGACAAGATGGCATCTGTTATTAGAATCTTTACTGAAAAGAATACTGAGAAGATGTCATTAAATGAACTTAAGTGGGAGGTGATGAATATCGCTGAATACTACACTGAGGAGTTCATGAATGCAATCAATGACCCAGAACTAGCAGTAGATGACATGGCCTTTAGAGCAATCAAGGATGGATATGTATCGGTTAGAAATGGAGGTCGTGATGTTCATTACAACTTAAAAGACAATAAAAAACGAATGTTCTCTGTGCCTATGGGAGAGAGTGCTGAGAGTGCATTATCTGCATGGATGCAATCTGAAGATGGGCAAGATTTCTATATGTTCCTAACTAAAGAATACGAATCATAATATTTTATATCTTTGTACTTTATTAATAAAAACAAACGACTAAAAAATGGAAAAGTTCTTAAAATTAACTGCTGGATCCAACGTTACACTTCTTAATGCATCTAGTGTTCAGTTTGTTGCTACTACGCTTGCAGATCCTACATTGATAGATGTATTGTATGCTGCTGGTGGAGCTACTGCTGGAACTGATAGTGTACGCATTACATCATCTGCTACTGCTACTGCTACTGAGCAAGCTGCATTTAGAGATGCTATCTATGCTGCTATTGAGGAAGCTAACAAATCTGCTAGCAATCCTGATTCATTTGTTATTCCTGCTTTACCTGCTGGAATTACAATCGCAAGTGTTGCATTGAGCTAAGATTACGGATTAATGTAATTAAAGGGGTCGGCAGTTTGTTGACCCTTTTTTATTAAAAAAAATAAATATATTTTTTGAAATGTAAAATAAGTATGTATATTTGTGATATAATCAAATTTAAATATACATTTTATGGAAAGAATTAAATTAATAATTGGGTCAAAAGAAAGTGAAAAGAGTACAATTGCAAGACAATTAGCAAGTTCATATAATAATGAAAATGTTGTTTTTGTAGATGGAAGCCGTAGAAGAGATCATTTTTTTTATAGTGCATGCAACAATAACACCGAGTTAGTAATAATAGAAGAATTGGTAAGTGTTAATGATATTATGTCAATATATGGTGATTTCATAGATGGAGTAAAAGTGGAAAAAAGATTTGAAAACCCATTCTATATAAATCCAAACATTATAGTTGTATGTAGTTCAAGTATAACAAGAGAGGATTTACCATTAAAAACATCTATGGCATTTAATAGGAGGTTTGAAGTAATTGAACGCGTGAAAAAAGATTCAAAACAAATTATTGACACTGTATCAATATTTGAAAAAGGTTTACAAGGAAGACATAGATTCTTATATTCAAATTCAAAGTGGTTTGACAATTGCGAATACTTTACTATTAAAGATGATGGAGAATGTATAACTATAAAAAAACAAATAGGAGTAGATGTTCCTAAAAAATCTTATAAATTTTCTAAAAGCAGGAAATTTTGCTTTGAATCAGAATTGCCTATTGGTAAATTTGAAATAGACAAGGACGAAAGCGATGAGGACACGTTAGTAATATACTATAAGTGATAAACATCAAAGCCCATCTATAATGATGGGCTTTTTTATTATCTTTGCACTATGATAAATGAAGTTAGAAATACGGTATTGGCTGTATTGAGCAAGGACAATAGAGGATACATTACTCCAGAGGAGTTCAATCTATTCGCTAGACAAGCTCAACTTGAGATATTCGAACAATACTTCTACGATTACAGCAATCATATAAATAAACAAAACGCTAGACTTGATAACTCAGGATATTCAAACATACCTGAAAGATTGGGTGAAGTTATAGATAGATTTTTAGTTGACTTGACATTAGGGTATGACGCTGTGTCTGGTAAGTTTTATGCACCTGGTGATGACAACTTACTTACACCTAAGCAGTACCACGCAATTAGACTTGCATACAATAACACAACAGAGATAGAGAAGGTAGCGTTCAATAAGATATTGTATTTAGTTAACTCTAACCTTACTGCACCAACAGTTAAGTATCCAGTATACACACTTAATGACTACAACTCATCAAATGCAAGTATACAGGTTTATCCAACTACAATTACAAGTAATGTAGTTATGAGTTACGTAAGACATCCATTTGATCCTAAATGGACATGGCAAGTTCTAGCAGGCGGTGAGCCTGTATTTAATCAGTCAGCTGCTGACTATCAAGACTTTGAGTTGCCTCTTAGTGATTCAGCAGAGTTAGCTCTTAAGATATTACAGTATGCTGGCGTGTCTATCGGTGAGAATGATGTCGTTCAGCTTATGGATGCAGAAGAGACTAAGGACTCACAGAAAAAACTTTAACGTATGGCATATATAAATAATCTTCAGTACTATACAAATAATGGTAACACTCCAAATAATTTAAATTGGGGTTCTTATCAGTTTGTATCTATGGATGATGTTGTAAACAACTTCATGTTGATGAACATAGGTGACGATAAGTTGCTTAACAACGTAAAGAGACATGAGGTTATATTTCATGCTAAGAGAGGTATTCAAGAGATAACTTATGATGCCCTTAGAAACTTTAAGATTATTGAGATCCAAATGGGTGATAATCTTAAGTTGATTATGCCTCCAGATTATGTTAACTACGTAAGAATATCTGTAAACATTGAGGGTGTACTATATCCATTACATGAGAACCTAAGTGCTAACTCAGCTACTGCATACTTACAAGATAATAATCAAAACATATTATTTGACTTAGACGGAGAGGTTCTTACAGGTGATTCAGTTCTAGATATAAGAAGAGGTGAACAGCAGCAGTACTTTGGCCCAGGCACATTTAATGGATACTACGGATGGTCTTACAATGGGAATTGGTACTTTGGATATAACATTGGTAGCCGTTACGGTCTACAGACTGATACAGCAAACGTAAATCCTACATTTACTGTAAATAGAGCAGCAGGTGTAATTGACTTCAGTTCTGGAGTTAGGAATCAATTGATTGTCATTGAGTACATATCTGACGGCATGGAGAATGGTAATGATGACGCTATTACTATAAACAAGTTAGCTGAGGACTACATATATGCATATATCAAGTGGGCTATACTTGACAACAAGTATGGAATTCAGGAGTACATCATTAGAAGAGCGCAGATAGCTAAGACAGCTAAATTAAGAAACGCTAAACTTAGACTTTCAAATATACATGCGTCTAGGCTTATTATGGTGTTGAGAGGTAAAGACAAAATAATTAAATAGATATGCCAGAATTTAATAATACCTTCATAAGTGGTTCAATGAATAAAGACCTCGATGAGAGGTTGATACCAAAGAATCAGTATAGGGATGCGTTAAATATAGATGTAACTGTAAGCAAGGGTGAGGATGCAGGTGTTGCAAAGAACAAGATGGGTAATACTCGCTCCGTTGACATTGCTGATTTATCTGGTCGTGTTGTAGTTGATCCAATTACATTTGAGGAATTAGCTAAGACAATTGGTGCAGTAGAGTATGAGGCATTCAATAAGATATATTGGTTTGTTGCTTGCGATACATTTGATGGTATATACGAGTATGATGAACCTACAGGTACAGCGGTTCGTGTATTACAATCCAACAAAGCAACTCCATCTACTCCATCAAAGCTTAACTTCAGAAAAGAATATCCTATTACTGGAGTAAACTTTATTCGTGGGAATGATGAGAACAACTATCTATATTGGACAGATGATTATAATCCACCTAGACGAATAAATATTACTAGGGTAAAATCTGATCCAAGTGGTGTGTCTGGATATCAAGTAGATGATCCTAGGATTGATAATGATATCGATGTAGTTCTTGCACCACCACTTTTTGCACCAAGCATTTTTCTTTATAATGACGAATATGTAAATGATACAAACAACTTATCTGAGAAGTTTTTATATTTCTCATACAGGTATAAGTATGTTGATGACCAGTATAGTGCAATGTCACCCTTCTCTGCTGTATCATTTATGCCAAAGGAGTATGAGTACGATTATGGCGTAGGGAATAACAAGTCAATGACAAACTTTTACAATTCTGTAAGAATCAGTTTTGAGACTGGCGATGAGTTTGTAGAAGAGATTCAAGTATTTGTGCGTGATACTAA